TTACATCAACTGTCCATTATATCTATCATGTATAATACCTTTAACACCCAAATATCGTCTAGCAGCTTCTTCGGTATCAAACAGTCTGTTTAAACGTACTCTTATACCTCCACCCTCATTAAACTTTACAAGCACCATATTGCCAGTTATACGAGCTACAGTAACCTTTCTAATTGTTCTATTGTTTTCAATGATGTAAGCTGTTACCCCCAGTTTTCATATCACAATACTTCATCAAACATTTGTTCTGTCTATTATACATAGACAGTAGGAGACAAGTCAATAAAATCGTAAAAAATAGGGATACCAGAAACAAGTCTAGTATCCCTATTTTAATCCCGTTAAAATATTTTATATCTTGGTTTCTCTTCGCCAAAGAATTTCCATCTTAAAAAATCATCTAAACATATTCCAACAATAGATAAAAAATACCATATTATTGAAAATGGCAAACATATTTGTCCTAAAATATTAAACGGAAGATTACTATAATCCCATATACCCAATCCCAACCATATATTTAATATTACACCTGTTATAAACTCATATAAAGTAATCATTATACTGCCAATTAACGCTTGTATTGCCAATGGCGTATCCCAGCTTAATATCTCATTAATAAGACCTATTGAAACAAAAGATATACCGCCCAATATGCCCATACTCCAATGTGTATATCCTCTATATAATATCTCTATTGACATATAGAGTAATCCACCAATACAAAATAGAAATAAATATTTACTGACTAATCTTAGCTGTTTCTGCATTTAATACCTCTATAATCTTCTGAGAATGTTCCATGATATTATTAAAATTCTGCAAATATTCGCCAGTAAGTTCTTGTCCGTACACTGTGTTTTTAATAGCATCTATATCGTCAAGAGTATCAATATATGCCTTTAACTGATTAAGATATGTAGTATTCTGTGTAACATTAATTTCCTGTGCAATATAAATAGTATATATATCAGTAGGTGAGTAAAGTTCGCATGATTCCCCGTCAGCGTGATAAGGCACATCCATTCCAGTGGTTTTAGCCATCTGAACTAAATTAGAAATGTTATTCTGATCTGAATAATTGTATGAATAGTGCTTTCCATTATAACTTATACCGTTGATAATAATATTTTGACAAGTATTAGTAAGTTCTTGTATTTTAAACCTATAAATACTTTTAAGCGTATTATTTTTAATAACTGCCAATTGTTCAGCTTTTTCAGAATCTGATGTAGTTGTTATTTTCCCTTTAATCACTTTATAATTATAGCATCCATTTTCGTCAGTAATAATCATATCAGATGCATAATTTCTTGCTGAATAATCATATCCCGAATTAACTAATATACCATTTTCATATTTATCATCTAAAACTGTAATAACGCTTGTTATATAATTATTATCATTATAAATAGCATATGTATAATATATAGTATTATTATTAATGAATTCAATATAATTATCTGTCTTATTATACAAATATTTGTATTCAAAGCAATTGTATACTCGTGTTTCAGCATCTAAATATATTTCAAAACCAGATAAATTATTAATAAAATCTATATCTGAATCCTTAGATAGATATAACCTTAATATATCAGGATAAGATGTAAACTCATATGATTGTATATTTGTAACAGAATTATCATTAATATTCTTTATAAACATAATTTTCCTCCTCGTATTATATAATAGTAGATTATAATCTATTTTTACCTCTTCTATAACATATATCTAAAATACACTTCTGTATTCCGAAAAATATTATAAATAAACATATATTATTTATAAGTATATATGTGACTTCCACAAATGAAAGTACCCTTGCTTATAGTTCCTTGATATGAAAATAAACACCAATTTATCTCACCTGGATAGCATAAAAGACATAATCCATTTTGTTGTGCTACAACTGGGATAAGAATTCTATTCAAAGGTTTTTTGGGTATCTCATTAGTCCACTTGAATGAAGTATCATATGCTGAAATATTATTTGATAGATTGCCATTAAAATATATCTCACACATACCTAAATTATTATATCTATAATATAACGTAATTCCATTAACAGTACCAATGCTTACATATTTAGTCCATAATTCATTCGTTTTAACATAATTATATAATCCATATAAAGCTAATTGTGAAGGAGCTACACCACTTGATGCATCGCCCAATGAAGAGGTATAAACATCGGTTAATTTAACATGTCCATAATTAGTCGCAGTTCCCTTTCCATAGGTAGTAGCAGTACTTGCATGAGAAGAAGGAGTGTAATTTGATGGTTTACCACTCACATTTGCCCATGCCACTGAACCTGCGCTATTAGCATAGTTCACGCTGAAATTAGATGGATTGTAAACATACATATTTGCACCATCATCTCCTCCCCATAACCATTTTGGTTGTCCGTTTTTCCCAGACCAATTCCAATTTTTATTACACGATGCTGATGTTGGAATATAGTTATGAGTATGACTCGCAGGTGTAAAACTACTAGGTTTTCCAGTAATTTCACTCCATGAATATGATGGTTTAGATGCTTGTTTTGCCCACGAATAAACATCACTAGCAGGTCTAGCATTAGATAATCTGCTATCATTACCAGCACATGCAGTATTAGCAGTAGTTCCGAGAGGTCTCCAAGTATTTGTATCGGTGTTAGTTGATGAAATAATAACTGTATTACCGGATTTACTTACTGTTGTTGCACCACTACCTTGAATAAGAATATTACCATTACTATAATTACTTGATGTTGTACCGATATTAGTAACAGTATTTGTATCTGTGTTTGTATCAGTTAAAGCAATAGTAGTATTACCACCTTGGTTCATAGTAAATGTACCTTTGATAGCTCCATTTTGAGTAATCGTTACAGTACCATTACCTACTGATGGAATTTGACTTGTTAAAGCTATTGTACCTGCTACATTAGGAAGATTAATAGCAGTACTAACATTGTTACCAGCATTATAATTTGTATCAGTTGTATAATTAAACACTAAATGATCACTGTTTGCAAGATTTCCTATTGTCCAAGAACCATTAGGTGTTTTCTGTCCAACTATAGGATTGTAATTTCCACTAGCACTATTTGTACCAAACACAGCAACGTTATTTCTATCTGATATCCAAGTACCACCGCCACTTCTAGTAATACGACCTGATAACGTATCGCCAGATTTATTTACTTTTCCACTAATATCCTGATGAGAGGTCAAATATTGACTATGTGTATGACTTGCCGTTGCAAAGTCACCTTTATTTGCTGTAGCTGCCGAGCCAAGAGTCGGCTTATTCTTAATTGATGCATCGCCACTTGTAGCATTCCAATCAGGTTGAGGTCTCCAAGTATTTGTATCTGTAAACTTTGCTCCAGCAGGGACATCACTGTTTACTGTGTGACCATTAACAGTAGAAGAGTTACCACCATTCGCCGCCATACTCGTAGGCTTATTAGATAAATCATTGTAACTACCTGTGAAAGCTACAGTTTTTAAATCAGTAAAATATTTTGCAATTTTACCAAGCGAAATAGATAATTTTTCACCTGTAGATAAATTAGAACGAGTAGAAGCAGTAGTAATTGTATTTGTTACATTACTTGCATCTCCTGTTTTGTCTAACTTATTTGTCACAGTATTCCATGTTGTAACTAATGCAGAGGTAATTCCGTCAAGTACAGATTTGTTCGAATGTGTATGTTTTTTAGAATTGGCATCATCGTAATTTGTTTTGTCTTCTTTAGACATCAATCCATCGAGAGTTTGGGTAGCTTTTGGAATAGCATTAGCAGAAATTGCAACCCACGTTGAACCACTATAACGGTAAGTATAATCGGTGTCTTTTACGTTTACAGTCCAACCATCTTCAGGTTTAGGATAAGTTTTTGCAATATCGGCAAAAGTATTAACAGATTCTTTCCAGTTGATATTATTTTCCAAAGTAGAAAATTTATTATCTATCTCATTTTTTGTATACTTATCATTCCAATTATTTTTATTTGAATTTATAGTATTTTCAACTGATACAGCTTTGTCATAAGCTATCTTAACCGCATTGGCAGTAGGCGCATGAGTTGTAGAAGTAGAAGAAACACTATTCTCAAGTTCATTTGTAAGTACAAAATAATTGTTGTCTAATTTATTTTGTAAATCATTTGCCTTGTCGTTTGCATTTTTGGCAGCGTTATTAGCATTTGTTATAGCAGTTGCTGTATCTGTCTGTCTTTTAGATTCTTGAGATTGCCTTGTTGTTTCGTTAGAAATCCTTGTGTTTTCGTTTTTTATACGTGCTGCTTCTGCGTCATTGCGAGACTTTTCATTACTAACTCTAGTTTGTTCATTAGATATACGTTGGTCTTCATTATTTTTTCTTAATTTCTCATTTTGTTCACGCTGAGTTTCATTAGACTGTCGCTTTGTTTCAGAATTTTCTCTTGTAGTTTCAGCGGAAATACGTTTATTCTCATTTAATTGACGTTGAGTTTCATTGGACTTTCGTGTATCTTCGTTTGATTTTCTAACATTTTCATTAGAAACTCGTGTGTTTTCAGAGTCAATTCTTTTTTGTTCATTAGAAACTCTTGTAGCCTCTTGTTGGTTTCTAATATTTTCAGCATTTAAACGTTGCTTTTCAGAGTTAATTCTAACATTTTCAGCACTTACACGTTGTTCCTCATTGGATTTTCGGACATTTTCATTATTCTGCCTAACATTTTCATTTGCAGTTAAAGTTTTATCCAATTCAACAACCTTTTTGTTATTAAAATCTATTTGGGCAAGGGCATTAGTTAGAGCATTAAATTCATAAGAAGATTCTATTTGAGAGTGATTTAAAGCTGTAGGTGTAATATTTATATAGAAATCCATAATTGAGATAATAGGTGCATTAACCTTATATATGTCGTCTATATCTGTGGGTTTTTCATTAGATGTAAAAACCCTTCTTATTAAAAATACATCAGCAATTGCCCTGCCAGATGCAGCCAACATTTGCTCAGTAAGAACAATTTTTATTTTTCCTTTATCTGTTATTTCAACCTCATTAAAAACACCATTATCATCTGGCTTTTTAAGTCTTAAAAAAGCACTCATAATTGTTTTGTCTAAAGTATAAATAACACCGTTTTCAACACAAGTAATTTCAATATAACGTGTTTCATCATCATATTGTTTAGCATTTACAGCGACCACATTTTTTGCATATAAATCAAGTGTTATTTTGGAAGTGGTTGTTTGTTTTGAAGCCATATTTTTAATTAACTCCTTTCGTAATTATTTTTAAAGGATGGGCAATAAATTACTCATCCTTTAAAGTTTCTATTTGTTTATTGAGATTTTTAATTTCCTTAATACAGTATTGTAATGTTCTAAAAGCAATAGGAATAAATTCGGTATATCTAAGAGAATATACATATTCATCTGGTATTTCTTCACACACTTCTATACCATTTTCATCTTGAACAGTTTTAACTTTAGGTGATTTTATTAAAGCTGCAAATTCTTTAGAATCTATTCCTAACTCGGAAATCATATCTTCGATGTCTTGAGCTATAAAACCATAGTGAGTCCTACCAGAAGTGTTATCATTCATTATATAAGACGAAGGTTTTAACTTTTCAGTTATCTGGACACATATATCTTCATCTAAAATTTGTATATTGTGCTTTTGATTTCTATCAGATGTGTTTATTTCTCCTGTTTGTGCCCAAATTTGTCCCCATTTCCAAGAAGAAGTTCCAAGATCCATTGCATCCATCTTAGGAGAAAAGTGCCATCCATATATAACATCATGGTTAGCATCATAAGATACACCATAAGAAATACCATAATTATCTTCACCAGAAGCAAAGAATCTTAAATCCTGTTCAAAAGGATTTTCGATTCTCGCACCATTTGAAAAATTAATTGTTTCGTGAATAGGACTTATAAACTCTATAGAACCATCCATATAATTATTGATACGAAGTGCTGATGTGTAAGCACCAGTTGAAGAATTAACATAACATAAATTTAATACATCACCTATATCGCAATATAAATCTACAGATCTTCTTTTTTCATTATTATAAGTATATATACTTGTAGTTAATCCTCCGACAAAATTTTCCTCAGAATCAGACCAAGAATATAACCTAATATAATTTTGATCTATTAACATACCTTTGTTATTGTTATTATTAGCTTGATAAGTAACTAATGCACCATTCGAAATATGCCAATTACCAATAGAACCTTCAGTAGCATTAATAGTTCCAACAATATATGCATTCTTTGCATACATAAAACCATCTGCACGAACATACCATTGTTCATTCCAATTTTCTGCTGTAGAAGTTCCTGTATTTGTAAGAGTAGCAAATACCCAATCAGTTCCTTTAGACGGAGTTGTCATTCCTACCCAATATTTATTATCCGATGTTGTAGAATTAATGGAGTTATTAGCTATATTCCATTGTGCAATACTTGCATCTAAAGCTGATAAATCATCTATGCTTATTTTACTTGCAGTAATACTACCAGTAAAAATTTTATCGCCATTAATCAAGGTTGTGCCGGGCTTATAAATATTATTCTTAATACCATTAGCAGTTTTATTTGCTGATGTTGCATTGCTGTTAGCATTATTTAATGCATCAGCTAATACAGGATCTGTTGTTGTTTCTGAATTGTCTTCCCAATAAATATGACTTCTCGTCCATATATAAGTTCCTTCCTTCCATTCAGGAGAAGTTGTTGTCCACGAACCGCCTGTCAAAGATGTAGATGAAGTAGATAAGTAATATTCTTCTATTAATTTGGTAATTCCAAGACCGTCCTCACCATCTGCGCCTTTAATTAAACTCCAAGTATATTTACTTGGGTCTTTACTATCAGCAAGTGTTGTGTCCGTATACTGTCCTATATATTTTTTATTAGTTCCATTTATTGTATCAAATCCACTTTTCCCGTCAGCACTATTTGCATATGCAATATGAATATATGTAGTTTTTCCGTCAGCACCAGGAGTTCCAGGAATACCATTTTCGCCAACATAACGAGTCCAAACATAACTTGAAGCATTAGTTGGTGCAGTAGAAGAAGTAGTAGTGGCTGTTCCAATGTAAATAGTTGATGCAGATGGTGTTGAAGTCATATTTGAACCTTTTGCATCGGTTGCATATCTTATCCATACATAGTTAGAAACACCATCAAAATAATCCACACCTTTAACAGGAGTATATGCACTTATACAAACAGCATCACTATAAGAAACTTGTCCAGATTTTGTTGTTGTTTTTGTTCTTGACCATATATAAACTCCCTTTTTCCATTCAGGAGCATCTGTTACCCATGAACCACCAATTAAAGAGGTTGATGAAGTAGAAACATAATATTCAACATCAACATTATTTATTGCCTTATTAAAAATATTTTGCGTAGAATCATCAAATGAGCTAAATGTAACTAACCCAGTTAAATCAATATTTTTAGCAATTACTTTATAAGCAGAAGGAGTTAAAGACATACTAGCTGCGTCCGTTCCATCACTAATAAGCCAACTAATTTTATCAGCAGTCTCACTGATTGTTGCTTCTGCCTTTTTTGCTCTACCTTCTTCATCCTCAATCTTTTTTGTAAGAGTTCTACTAAATTCTTCACTACTCTTTGTTATTTCTAACTCTGTTTTAGTAGCTCTATCATTTTCATCAGTAACCATCTTAGTGAATTTCTCTTCAAAGGCTTGTGCATTGTATGATACTTCTACTTTATAATCGGCAAGATTTTGAGCATTTTTTTTAGCTGCTTCTTCATTTTTATCAAGTCTATCTTCCAAATCGCCTATATCATCAATCCCTGGGGTAGAAGAACTTGTCCAGTCAATATTAACATTTTTTATTGATAGCTTATTTTTTTTGGAATTATAAACAAACTTCCCTCCACCGATAGAACAATCACCTGTTGCTAAATTAAAACGTGTTCCGGCTGTACAAGTACCGTTCGAATCAGTTGTATAATTAGCTGAATACACATCACCACCAATAATCATTGCACTAATTACAAATTCTGCATTTAATCCATATTTCTCATACTCAACACCGTCAAGAGTGTATTTTTGCTTGCCCAACGCAGTAACAGCAGTTCTCCATCTATCAGTAGTGTAAACAAATTCATTAACATTAATTCTAGCCTGTTCATCCTTATAATCATCAAGCACATCATCATAACTTCTAATAAGAATACCATGCTCATCAAATATTGCAGTCGAATTAGTATTATGAACACTATATAAAGCAGAGTCTAACCCTTCTTTTTGTAACTTTTCAAATGTAAGATTAGCTTTCTCACCTTGAGATGCTTGTTTGATAGTAGAGGAGTAGCTTGTTGCCATAGATTGAGATTTTTTAAGAGTGTCCTCAATAACATTAATAATAGAATTTCCATATTTATATGCATCAGAAAAGGTAACAGACAATTTACTTAAATCTCCATATGAGATAGAAATATCAGCCAATCTCATTACATATATCTTTTCATCAATTTTAGTTCTAATAAAATTACCAAGAGTAAAGTCGTCAAGGATAGGTTCAAAAATTCTATTCCCGTCTTTATCAGTTAATAAGAGCAAATTCTGCAAAGTTCCAGAAATGGTGAATTGTTTTTCGCCTGATTTAATGAGTTCTTTCTTTGCAACAGTCAATAATTCACTTGCTTTATTAATTAGCTCAGTGTTAGTAAGACCATCGGATATATAGTTTTCATTACTATAATCATCTTCGCGTCTATAATATGTAAACAATTTCCAATATTGTTCACCTATGTATGCTTCAAAATCAAGTTCATTATGAGTTTTTTCTATTAAATCTTCAATATATTTCTGAAGACCTGTAAGAGTATCTAATTGAGAGTTTCTATAAGATAGCTCGGCTTCTAAAGCGACAAATCGTTCATAATATGGAAGATAAACAGAATCATGTAGTTCTGAAGAATTAGCAGCCACACCTTGTTCAGTCAAGACATTAATAGCAGTCTGATAAGCTGATTGATAAGAAGTTAATCTTTGTGCAGAATACTTGTGTAATGCTGTTTTAAACGTATCTAAAGAGTCGATTTTATATATTTCTTGTAATCCCTGATCATTCACCTTTCCCATAGCCTTATCGACCTGCTGATTAACATAGGCAATATAGTCATCATTAATTTCGATATTTATAGCAGTTTTCATTTCTGCTGTATCATCACTATCTGAATAACTTGTTAATTTGAACCTACCTGTCCAAGTTTGTGATTTAAGGGTTGAACCATCAAGAATTTCAACCTTATAAATGGATGTATCAATTAATGCCTTTGCCATTGCTAAAACAGCATTGTTAGCTGTGTAAACAGATATTTTACTTACATCTGTAACTGCTACGGGAGATAGATTAGAAGTAGTAAGCAAAGCCAACTGAGATGCTGCTGTTTTGTCTTGCTGTTTCCAAGTTGGCATCATAGAACTATCAAGATATGAAGATAAATCAATAATATCATAATATACAGAAGTTATATTGTTCCATCCTTTATACTGTGCCTGAATAGAAGTGTAAGTAGTTTCAGGATAATATTTCTTAATATATGTTATTATATTATTATATTGACTTACAAGAGAAGATTCTAAAGAGAAAGTCTTATTATTTTCGTATTCATTAACAAGCTCGTCATATGATTTTATTTTTGCTTGTAACTCATCTGGCATATCCGACATCGTATCTTTATTGAAATAATATATATAATTGCTTCCATTAGGATTAATATTTTTTAATGTGGCATTGATTAAATCATCTCCACCGATAACTCTAAAGCAATTCTTAATATTATCTGTTTCAGAAGTTAACTGAATGTCTGAGCCAAGATTATTTTTATCAATAAATATTGATGTATCTTTTCCATATGGTTCATGTAAAATTGTTCCTCTACATTCAGGACAAACCGTAAACGAATCTTCACTTCTATAATCGCAGCTCAAACAACAGGTTTCCATATCATATACATAGATACTTCTTGTATTTGAATCAAATAAAAATATACAGCCAATTTCCTGCGATAGAGTGGTTGTTAAAAAATCATAAACACTTGTCCCATCTATACTGAATGAACGCTGAATATTTAAAAGAGTTTCATCAACGTGGGCAATAGTATAACCAGGGACTTTTTCAAGAATTCTATTTAGCAATGAACAATTTTTCTTACTAGGATTATAGAATATAGTTGGTTCTGTATATTCTTCACGAGCAATATCATCTTCTGTATTGATTTCAACATCGTGTAAAATCACCTGTCCAAGTTCGGCTTCACATAATGATTTGGCAGTTATAACTTTCTTTGTATTTATTTCTGACTCATCAATACTTGCTGTAATTTCAAACCATTCGTTATATTCCTTAACGTATACAGTTTTAAAATCAATAATTTTATCCCATAGTCTTTCAATTTCTCCATTTTGTTCCTTATACACATTAAAAGATAATTCATCCACGGCGTTAAATTGTGGATGATATGTTATAGAATCGGCAGGAATATTAACTATTTCACCGAATTTTTCAAGATTTCTGTTACCTAGAATAATATGTAATGGTCTAATTGTTTGACCAGTTTTCTGCATTCTAAGTAAACTCTTTATATTGATTTTTTGCATTAAATTCCCACCTTTCTAACAGGAGAATAAGTCATAGTTACATTTATATTAAGTGTAGAAGAGTAGTAGTTATCCCTGTTTTTATATGTATTTATTAATTTTATAAAATTATAATTAAAATCATTTGCAATTTTATGATTTAGATTGTTGGAAGTTATTATTCTATGTTTGTTATCTATAGTAATAATTTCGCCTTTGGTACAGTTATTTATTTGACATAATTCATTATCTGCTGAGTTAGTAAGTGTAAGAGTTCCAGCTTCATTACAAGTTATAACTGTGTAAGGATATATTTCTCCAACCTCATCTGAATCATCATATATATAAAAAGATTTTACGTTAGAAAAGGTATGAGTTCTTTCTTTAGCAAAACCATAGGGTGCATTAGAAGTAAACGTACATTCAATTCCATATATATCATCATTAATTTTCACAGCTTGAATATTAAATGTGCCGTAAAATCTTATATTTTCATAACCTTCTTTGTTTATTTTAAACTGATCAAAAGTTTTTCTGTTTAACCATCTGTTTATCGCTCCGTATTCTTCCGGCATTAATGGAAGAGGATTACAATGATTATCTAATCTGCATAATTGAATAGTGAAAGAGTAATTCTCATCATATGTACTTCCATATAATTCAGAAACATCTTGTCCGACTGATTTAACACTATTAAATGTTAGAGTAGAGCCAGAGGAAATGGTTTCACTACCACCAGAAGAAGAATCAAATTTAACTACATATAAGCCATAATCACTAGCCAGCTCATCACCATATTGAAAATCAGTAAACATATTTTCACCATCCTTTTTTAAAATTTTATTTTTTTAATAAATTATCGAGCATTTTCTGGTATTGCTCTTCAAACTCTTGCATTTTTTTTGTATATTCTTTTTTAGCCTTATCTGCTTCGGCTTTTTGCTCATCTAAAATCTTAATTCGGTCATTATATTTCATACATAACATTTCGTATACATTTTTAGCTGTTTTTGCTTTTTTAATTAAAATAGAGAGATTATCATAAGACTCAGAGGCATTTTCTTTAACGATTGAAAGACCGATTTCATTGTCAATAATTTGCTGTTTCAAGTCTTCATTTTCCTTTTCCAGTAGAGCACAATGTTTCTCATAATATTCCAGCTTCTTTTCCATATTACTTTTACTCTTAACTAACTTATTTGACATCCTATTTTCTCCAATCTATCCTTAATTTTAATATCTTTAATAATTCTTAATAATTTCTAATATAATAAAAGACACACTAGCCTAAACTAATGTGTCTTTTTGTGTTTTATATTTAGTTGTAATTGAAAGAGTAGGGGGAGGTTATTTATGCTTTATTTTCTAAATATATAATTTATTTACAATGTTTTCAGAATATATTTTTATATTAAAATTAATTTTTCTAATAATTATTAATATATCTTTAAAAACAGGATATTTTTTAATGAATAAATCATATCGCATACGTTCTAAATTATATGTATTTGTTTTACACCCCATCCAATAATCATTTGAAAATAATATCATCATCTTTATTTAATTTCCTAATGGTTTCAAAATTTAATTTATTATCTATTGTATAATCAAATTTCGAACCATCATCCACCACTTCTTGCATTATATTTTTAAATTGTCTAATTGAAAAATTTTCAGATAAATATTTTTCATGTAATTCATTTGTTAAAATCTCGAATTTATTAATATGTTTTGATAATCCTATCATTGCACATTTATATGGAAAATCATCTGCTTTATGTATTACATTTATTCCATTGGGAACTCCAAATTTAGAACCAATAGAAAAACTTGTTATTTCAAATCGTTTACCATTATATCCACATATTATAACACCCAATTCATATTTGCTAATTCCTTCTATATGTTCTTTAAGCATTTTATAAAATTTGGATGTAATAATACCTATAAATTCTATATAGGATAGATCATCAAACTCTTTATCTGAATTTACAAATCCCTTTTTTGTATCATAAAAACAATAGCCATCAAATAATTTAAAACAATGTATTGGATTTCCCGTAACCCCGAATAATATTTGATTATTTAATTTAATCACCTTATTAAAACCACTTTTACACGTATTATTGTTACTATATGTTGCACGACTATCGCCTGACATTAAACAAAAATTATCTGTTATTACAGCTTGTATTATACTCATAATATATCCCCCAATTATCAATATACAATACAATATTATATACCAATAATTGACAAATATCTACAAGAACATACATTCGTAAATCTGATTTATTAATCAATATAAGGGCATACCAACATAAAGCCAGTACGCCCATAAGCCTTATCTAAATGTCAGTTTACTAAGTGAATTCCTACCTAAAGTCTGTCCAAAAGTCATCTCCTGAATCATTTTTTCAGCTTTAGGATCTTTCTGCATTTGTTTCATAATATCCTCATAGTTATGAACATTTGGGAATGTTAATGTTACGTCACCATATGATACATCAACCTTATTAGCTAAATTATTCGATATATTAGGAATATCAGGCAACTTAGCACCAAGATTATCCACAAACATATTAGGCATTCCCTTAGATAAATTCCAAAGTTTTTCTACTTGGTCTGCATTAAACACCATATCGCCAGTATCTAACTTTCTAAGAGTACCATACTTCTTAGAGAAGATAACTTCTGAACCAAGTCCCTCTTCATCTGTGCGGTGTATACCTGCTGTTGCTGATTTAGTACCTTTACGATAACCATGGCTTTTGAGCTGGTCTAACATCCAAATATTCTGATCTGAACTACCATAATATTCTCCGTCACCACCCATAGCAGAGTAGTAATCAGCTCTTGCACCAAATGAACTGTCTATATCATTATATTTTAATCTCAATTATACCCTCGGTATTCCCGATATTTATTAGGGGTTTAGACTATACAATAATTTATATTTTCCTCAATATAAACCCACATATTATAGTCGTTGAGCGTCCTCCATATCTTTCGACTTAGGAGTTTCGTTGCGTCTGAGTGACTTGCACACTCGGTTGTCCCTAACCTATTTACTTTTTATGGTTTCTATCCTATATTAAATAGAACTGTTATGTTTTTAACATATACCGCATTCACGTTTACCGTTTCCAGTTCCGTTGTAGCGAAATAGGATTGTGGGGAGTTTCCCGCAATTTAATGTGTTTAATGTGGACTAGATTGTGTAATCCACAATTGACGTATCGGTTTCAAGAAGTCCCTTCGGATAGTCGTCCTCCAAATGATAGAACCAATCACCCCAAGAGCCACCACCATCATCAGATGAGCCACTATCAGAGTTATCCCAATTATCAGACCAATCATCACCACTATCAGATGAACCACCGCCATCAGAATAACCACCATCGGTATTAGCATTCTGTTCTGCCTGCTGTCTAGCAATCTCATCAGCAACTCTTTGTGCTTCATCATTGCTATTCTTCAATAAACCTTGTACGGCAGCATTAATGTCACCACAAACCTTATTAATAGCGTTGTTGCCTTCAACAAACTTATTACTGAAGTCACCTAATACACTATTAATACCATTTGTTATATTACTAGCGTTTGTACTCCATATAGAAGACATAGATTCACTAAGCTTATAACCATAATTTTCAGCGGTAGATGTAATAGTCTGTGAGATATTAGAAGCATTTTCATTAGACTGGTCAATAATTTCCTGCATAGTAACATCGAACTCGTCTATACGCTGATCGAGCCAATTTTTCGCATTATCTTGTAATTCATCGAGGATGGCTTGACCATCGCTAAGTAGCTTTTCATACTCAGTGTCCTTTAAGTCATCTTTAGCAGTATTAATCTGGTCTTTAAGCTGCTGGATATTCTTCTTACCTTCCTCAGAATTATCTCCTTGAACGGCAGAATATTGCTTCTCTAAAGCATTAAGAGCCTTTGTTTTTTCAGCGATAGATTTCTCATAATCATAAGCATCCTTTTGCTGACTCATAAGGTCTTTATACTTCTGGATGACTTCATCAAGCTTATCAAGAAATGTATCATACCCATCTTGAACTAAATCTTTAAGTGCTTCTTTTTCAGAAATACTTGAATTAATAGCATCCTGTTGAGCCTTAATAAGTTCCTGCTTTCTATCAAGCAACTCCTTATCATAAGGATCATTAGCCAACTCTTCATTAATCTTAAGTATCTCATCCTTATAAGCTTTAGCTTGATTAAGATATAATTGATACTTTTGTGCTATTAACGCCTGTGCAGCCTTACCATTGTCATTCATATTACCATTATCATCAGTAATACCTTTATCCTTTAGTAAGTCAACAAGGAACTGAGTTTCGTCTATAAGGTTACTGACATCATCTCTAGTCCTATCGAAAGCATCCCAATTAATCTGTCTGATAGCATTATCATACTCAACTAATGCCTTTTTAGCATCATATATACTTGAAGTACAATCATCTATGGCAGACTGCATAGAATACCAATCCTCAGATTCAGCTTCAATTTTACCAGATGCCATAGCAGAATTAAGTGCCTTTGTAAGTGCGTCTCTTTCCTGTTCAAGCTTTTCAAGATTCTTCTGTTCCTGTTCCATCATAGAATTATTAAGCAGAGTAGAAGCGAACCAACCCTGTTCTTCTAAGAGGTCATTATCCTTGCTATATAAATCCTTAATAGAATTTACTTTCCCAAGAACTTCTTCAAACTGTGACTGAATATTATCGAATCTACTTTTAGCAAGCTGTCTTATCTCAATGTTTAATGATTGTACAGCATCAGTAGCATCTTGAGCCTTATCATATAAATCCTGGCAATCTGAAATTGCATCCTTAAGATTTTCATCATAGACAGTTTCTATATTAAATGAACCATTTGCAATCTGATCTTTGTAATATCCGTCAAGGTCATATGAATTGAATCTATCCATATAGAAGTCATAAGCATCTGACTGTGCGTTAATCTCTGATAACAATGTTTCCATAGAATCGGAGAGGGCATTATTACGATTAAGCCATGTACGTGTTGTATCAGATACTTTATTCTTTAAGCGGTCATATGCTTTGGAAATTTTGGACAAAAGAGGTTCTACCCAGTTAAAGTCCTGTGGTGATGGCTCAGATGATGAAGATGAATCACTTCCACTAGATGAAGATGATGAATCTTTACCCAAACCTTTCCAATCAAGGTTGATACTTGAACTAACCTGTTTAAAGCTATAATTATCTAAGGCATCTATCGCAGCATTAGCACCATCAACAACACTTTGAAAATGATTGTACATATTATTGTATTCTTCATCCATAGCTTCTACTTCGTCTGGATCTGCCGAATACATACCTGCATCATACCAGCCAGTTGTCTGTACAGCTAATTTACCATTTGCATCACTTACTACCTTAAAGTAGTCAGACCAAACTCCTGCCAATTCTTTGATGGCTTTATTGGTAATTTCCAGCTTGGCTTTTTCCATATTTGACCAATTATCAACATCATTACCATATAGAGTTTGAAGTTCATTATATAACTCTGGGTAATTAGTCATAACTGCATTGAAGAATTCTTCATCAGTCTGTGACTTATCTACTACGGATTGTATATACTGATTTTTGTCATTCTCATAGATAGTTTCAAGCTGTGAAAATAACTCCTGTTCAGATATTATACCTTGCATATAATCTGAAAGTGCCTTATTAGCTTCTGGATATTGTTTTGTGATTTTCTTCATAGAATCCACACCAATATTTCCAGTTTCCTCTAATTCACTCTGAATTTCCTTGATAATATCTGCTTCATTCTTAAGGTCTGCAAGATTGGTAGTAGTATCTTGTCTGTCTTTATCTGTTAAATCCCTCAACATATCTGTTGGATCATCAAAGTTAGAAGATGTTATACCACCTATTCCATCCTGTGTCTCTTTAAGCTTGTTAAGATACTTAATAAATAACTGTGCTGCTGATTGCCCGTCTTCTAAGATTAAATCAGTATCATTCAGCTTATCATTAAGTACGTCAATCCCCTTAATATCGTCCTCAGTAAGAGTACCTTCATTAATTGCTGTTTTAAGCTTATCAACTATTGCCTGATAACTTTTATCATCTATAATAGAATCTAGTTTAACTGTATTCCATTCAGCAGACCTACCAGTATATCGGTATAAGTCCATTTCCTTCTTCTGCATATCATCCCACATAGCTTGATATTGTGGATTGTCAAATGTGCCATCAGAATTCATAGAGTTCATTAATGTCTGCTTGAATGCTTCATACTTCTCTATCTTATCTGAGAAGGTTTCTTCTGCCATCTTTTCAGCAGATTCTTTTAACTTTTCATTGGAATTTGTATAATTAGAAATAAGATTATTATTGAGGTCAATACTATGTTGGTATTGATCTTTAAGACTTTCATCAGAAGTGGCATTTAATTGTGCCTGTAATTCTTCGTTTTGTTTCTGGAATTCCTCTAATTTCTGTTCATTAGCTTTAATAGCATAATCAAAATCAGATAATTCACTCGCTCTGTCTAAAAATGCACCGACATGGAAACCATCTGCATCACTTGATGCTTGGTAATACTGTTCCTGTTTACTAGCAGTATCGTCAGCTTCCATACGATTTTCTCTTGTGTATGTTTTATATGCTTCGTCAGAGGCTTCTTTTGCTTTCTGCTTTTTAACCTCTTCCTGGTTCTGTATCATAAGTCTTAACTCTTCATTAGTAAGTTTCAACTTATCAAGTTCAGCCTGTTCTACTAATGTAATAGTACCATTATTAGACTTTTCGATTAATTCAGCTATTCTACTTGTAGTCTCTGACAGCTTAGTTTTTAACTCATCAAGTTTAGTACAAGCATCCGTATAGTCCTGTTGTGCATTTTCAAATGCTTCACGCTGTTCTTTCATAGATGTTGTTAATGCATCTACTATCTTAACTGCTCCTGCAATAGCACCTAATGTTACTGTTATTGCAAGTAATACAGGGTGTGCAACTGCAAGTGCTTTTAATGATGCACCAAGACCTTTGATAGCATTAGAAGCTGTCGTTGTTGAAGCTGTAAGACCTGTATTAGCTGCTACCATCTTCCATGATTGTAGCTGTGCAAGTGCCTGTTTCTCACTAAGACCAGCCGTAACAAGTACTTGTTTCTTCTGACTAATAGTGAGTGCATCTGTTGATAACATTAACTGTAACTGACTTTTCGATAAGCCGTTAGACAGTAATAATAACTTATCAAAACTTTTTGAAGATATACTTGTTGCATTTACTATATCCATTGCACTCTTGAATTTATTCAGATTAACATATGCTTCATATGTTCCTGTTTTTATAGATAGGAATGCTTTTGTAACACCTGTTACTGCTAATGCCCCCATAGCACCTTTAAGTGCATTTGTCTTATTAATAAGATTTACAAGTGCTGTTGTTGCATCAAGAATACCACTATATACTTCTGACATATCAGAGTTCATTATCATAGATTCAAAAGAGGCTTGTAAAGTGTTAGTTTTAGCTTCAAGCGATTCTTTATAAGACTTATTAAACTTCTCAACTGCTGTTCCTGCTGAATTAGCTGCAACCTCTGTAAGCTCTAATGTCTTATTATAACCTTCAAGGAGCGCTGAAAACCTATTCTGTTGTCTTGTTCCAGCTGCAACTTTCAATAACGCCGCCTGCTGTACACTAGATAAAGTATTCCATTTCTGAGCCATTTCATCAAGGATTGTTTCAAAATTCCTAAACTCACCCTGACTATCCCTTAACTGAACACCTATTGATTTTAATACAGATTCATAATCTGATAAGTCTTCACCATCATCAGATAGATAATTACCTATCTTAACATTCCTATATCTTGACAACAATGTATTAAAGAATGTACCGACAGTTTCTGCTGATTGCATTGTCTTATCTTGTACTGTACCTATCATAGCAGCCAGCTTATTAAATGATACTCCTGCTATATCCGCACTACTAGCACAATACTTTAATGCTGTGGCTATGTCACCAGATGACGTACTAGCTGCCATATCAATAGCAACCATAGCATCCAACGCATCATTAACTTGATTAACAGACATATCAAATCCATTCATAGTTGCTAACAAATCCTCTGTTGCTTCACTAGAATTAATCTGACCTAACTTACTAAGCATAATAGAATCTTTTATCAACTGATTAGATTCCTTCATTGACTTACCTGCTCTTAAGTAATCGTCTGCTGCTTGACCAACTTGTGTTGTTGTACTTGCAAGCTGTTTAGCCATACTGTTATAATCTTTCAGTAAGTCCTTAACACTTGATCTACTGTCGCCTGTAGCAACCGACAAATCCGTTACAACCTTATCAAGCTGTACCATAGTATCTTTTGCACGTTCAGCAGCATCATTTATCTCTTTTAATAATGCTAAATAAGCAGTTGTTTCTATTTTCCTACTCGAAAATGTACCTACTACTGCATTCTTTAATCTACCAAATACTGTTGTAGTATTTTTTGCTGAATTACTAATGTTATTCAGACCCTGCATAGTATTTTTGCTATTAACATTGATATTGACATCATACTTACCAGATTCAATATCTTTAAGTTTCTTCCTAAACTCGGATTCTTCCAAGTTTGCTTTAATATTTATTTGTTTCAATCATTTACTCCTTTCCATAATTTTCTCCGCAATTTTCACTTAACATCATAACCTCTTTTCCTCATAGCTCTCTGAAATGTTTTATCTACTCTGTCTGACTTTTCAATCTCATCCACAGCGTAATCAACAAAAGGTCTTGGCAGATTATGTTCTCCGTGAAAGTCATAGTAAAAACCATTACTTCTGCTGCCATCATTAATTAACTGCGGTAATCCATATCCGTGATTATATGTGCCGTAGCCATCATTAAACTGGGTAACATTATCTACAGTAAGTGTCATATTCTTAACATGACCTACTATATTATTAGGATCATCAATACCGCCCATAGTACGTCTTTGATATATAGCAGGTGTGCTTCTGTTAATAACTTCCATTTGAATATGTTTAAGTTCAATGTCCCTTGCTTCATCAAATACTTCTTTAGACAATACATCTTCCATATCAGACTTAATATCGTTCAATAGCATATCTACATCATCATATTTACTTTTCAATACACTTTTCCTTCCTATGTATATAAGAACTCAACATCTTTGTACTCCTTATATACTTCACTAATATCATAATCATAAGAAACTGAATCATAACTGATTCGCAAATAGATAGTTGCATAGATTATTGCAACAACTATGTAAATAGATTCATCATAAAGAACCATGTCATTAACTTTTATTTTCATATTTTTATGGGGATAATTTGATTAGAATAATCTGAAATGATAGATAAATATCAACAATAAATGTTAATATTTTTTGTTAAACATTGCATATTGCCATTTACTATTATTTATTTTAATATAAATTGGGTTTGTTTTACGTTTTATGTTTTAAAAATTTTTCAATAACATCTATCTGTTCATCTGCTAACTCATAATTACCAGATAGCCATTCTGATAGCTGAGAAGGATAGATGCCTATTAAAGCTGCAAGATATATTTTCTTTATACCATATCGCTTTAAGTAATCTTTTACTTTGGTTTGTAAATCCATATAAACTCCTTTCCTTAATTAAAATTTACCGATAATTCGGCTATTATGAAATAAATTTCAAAAATCTTTAATTCTTCTCCCTATATAATTTTTGTAAAAATAAAATCAGAGTACCAAAACCCCCTTATTTTCTAGGCTTTTTTGATACTCTGTTTCTTATTCAAAAATATTAAATTGCTTTTTTATCTGTTATGGCAGCAGACTTATTTTTATCATTGTTTCTATTAACACATATTGTATGATACTTGCTCTTGCACCTATCACTACAGGTCTTTTTGTTTCTATCCTTTATAAAATGTTTACCGCACACAACACATTCAGATAATTCCTTATCTTCATTATATGCTTGCAAATATATCATCGGATTGTAAATATCTTGGACTGTAAATAATATCTCACTATTATCTTTTTCCTCTATATCAAGTTTTATACTGATTTTGTTTTCATCAGTTTTAATCTGAATACCGCCATCCATAAACCTTGTAAAACTTCCTGCATAAGATTTAGCACCGACCATTTCCATAATCTTATTCATATTATAGGATATGTCTACTTTCTTCTTTTTACCATTCGGCTTAATAATAGTCTTGTGCTTTTTCCTTGTGATATAAAATGAACCATCTTCTTTTAATCGTCCAGACTGTTTAGCATACTTATAATGACATAATAAAGCAAATAGTAACCCAACATCATTCTGATAATATGAACCGTTTTTCTTTGTCTGAAGGGCTGCTCCCATATAATTCATATCAGCTTGTGTTATATCAACACTCTTTCGCTCCATCTGATTAGTAATTATCTGGTCTAATTCATCATTGTTATTGCTAATAACCGCTTTTTCATAACACATTCTTGGTCTTTCCTTTAGCGTTATACCAGTTTTCTGATTCTGATTGAGGTTGTCTACAATCACATTACCAAAACACTTCCACAAAATATCCTTACTTGTAGTATAAAAATCACCCTTGTTATATTCCATGTCAATTATGTAATTTACTGCAAGATTAACATTGAATATACCTTTTTTATCCGTAAAAATATCTTTAATCTCTTTGATACAGTAATAATGGAATACATCATACTTAGCTGTTATCTCTTTAGTATCTGTGTTTTTCCTGTCTATTTCCTTTTTAATATCTTGACATAACTTCTGTTTTGCTTTCTTCCTGCTGTTCAATACGTTATATGCTTTCAAGTATCTTTCATCTTTTCGATTCACTTCATATAGTGGCTTTTTATTTTCATCAACTGAATTATTCATCAACTGCATGTAATCAAATTCTTTATCAGTTCCAATCTCATATTTATAATGCTTGCTGCCAACTGTTTTATCAATGTATTGTGCTATTCTATCCATTGGACTATCTGTATATTCAGCAAGATTAGATTTTTTACCTTTGGCATACTTGAAAAACTGCGGATATTTAATCTTCTGTGGCTTGAATTTTTCTCTTATGTCCTCTGGTGGAACTAAATCTTTATACAACTTCTGATATTTGCCTATATCAAGATTTTTACCAGTCTTCGGAAAATCTATTGCATAATTCGATAATGCACATATAACATTTATCATATCATCATACATAAGCGGATCATCTGCTAACTCAGGAACATTCCACAACTTTGTAATAGCATTACTTGATTCACCTATAATATTATTACTAAAGCCTTTAACTAAAGTACCATAAATTGCTTCATTCGTTATCTGCTGTGGCTCTGCTTTCTGCATATCATAATATAATGGCTCTTGTGGTAATGATTCTGCTGCTTTCAACAACGCTTTGTCGGGGCATACTAAAATCTCATCACCATCCCAATCACATTGTAATGACTTGGAAATTAAATCATGGCAGCTTACAACTGTGTCACTCTCCATATATCCAAACCATTTATTACATTCATCAGAAGATACTAATTTTCTTCTTGGATATTCATATCTTGATAAATGAGGACTTCTAAGACATAACACCTCTTCCACATCTTCACATTCAGCATAATATTTGTTATACACATAATTCTCTGGAACTAAACCTTGCGGATTAGTGTTACCCATAAACAGATATTCACAAAAAGCATACATATCTGGTGCAACATAACTATAATAACCTCTCATTGGAAGTTTACCGCCCATATATGCTCTTTTCTTTGCTTTGAATAGACTTTGTACCTTATTCATAATATACTTGTCGTGAATAAGGGGAGGGTAAATATCTAATGCCTTTGCAATATAATAATTGGCTCTCTCAACATTGGTATCTACTGTCTGTGATTTTTGCTTCTTAATCTCTTCGTCTGTATCATCATCTGTCACTTCATCAAGTGTTAATCCTAGTTGTGACTTCATATAATCAAAATCTGTTTTCAGCTTTGTTAAATCTTCAATGGCTGGCTTACATAATTCTGTAATATCAGTATTATATGGAAGTGTCTGTAAGAACTGATAAGAGAATGTAACCTCTTCTTTCGGAGGATTAGCATAAGAATTTATAGATAATTCCAGATTGTTTTCTTTGAACTTAGTCTTGTAATGTTCCCATGATTCATACTGTTTCCACATCTTCAACTGACTTGTTGTAATGATGTATCTTATATCTTCCTTTTCTACATCATGCGGAGTTCCCCACGGATCAACCAGAATACTATTATGAGATATCTCATGAGCAAACAGTCTGAAATCAAACGGGAACATAGCACCTTTGATATAACCACCTCTTATCTGACAACTTGAAGGCAATTCTCCTGGAATAAACATTCCTGCACCATCTGTATGTTCAATAGAAATCCTCTTTGTCTGATATTCCTTCGGTGTATCATTCACATAGCATTGTCCATTATCATCCGTCTTTATATCAATGTATTTAACCTTACCATTAACAACAGTTTTAAGACCATCAACAACAATACACTTATCAATATCAATGTTCTTAGGCGGTAATTTGCTTGATGATAATAATAACGCATTATATGATAAATACTTACCAACATTCATTCCTTTATTATCATTACCCTTATCAGCATTTATTCCATCAACTGTAAGTCCTGCCATTAAGAATGATTTATGTGCTTCATAAAATTCTTCCTTTATAAGAGTAACCTTACAATTTCTCACCTGACCTGTAGTTGCTGTGAACAATTTATATTTCTTACCACCTATAATGATTCCCTTATCTATAATCTGCCATAAGATTTCATTATGATTAATCACCATATAGATAATCTCGTCTAAAAGCTGATAATCACACTTCTTATATCCTCTATCAGCTAATGCAAGCCTGACAATATCGTTTTCAAATATCGCAATCTCGTTTCTTTCATTCAAATACTTATCTGATACTGTCCTGACAGATTCATTGTTATGAATAACCTCTAATAACTCTGTATTCTTTTTCTTCTTATCATTATAGATAGCATTCTCGGCATCTGTGAATGTCTTAAATGTATTTAACTGATAAATCCTTACTCTTCCTAGTTTAAGCTTTGTATAATTGTGTTCTATAATTAACACCAACCTTTCTGTATATTCTATTTATAGTATTCTCTGATTTAATTGTGATTTTGGGTAAAAAAATACCAACCACCGAATATTGATGGTTGGCAAATAATTAATCTCTCTGTTTTACAGATATTTCATAACTACATTCATATCCAGTTTTATTATCTTTAACTTCTACTTCAAATTTTGCACTATCATTATATTGAGGATTTATCTTTTTATTATTTGTATCATTTTGTAAAATATTACTATTTTCTCCAATATCTTGTGAAGGCAGTTCTTTTTTATCATCTCTTTCATTGTTAAATAATGTATCAAATATAATATATGTAAGAACTGCTTCTTTTATTGGCATAATAATTGCTTCTATAAAAAAAATAATAGTATCTTTTGTCTGATTACAATGTAATGTTTTATTTAATGTGTTAATTAATATTGCACAATCATTATAATTCATATAATCTTTTATATATGATAATATTACACATATTATATAAAACAATCCAAAAATTATATATTTTTTCTTATTATCTTCATTTTTAAACATAAATAATATCACTGTATAATGCAAATATATAATTATTTGAATTAATAATTTTTCTGCATCATTATTATTAATTGTAAATTTTTTTATAATAAGCAAAGAAGCAATTAAATCAATCACTAAACTTATTATACTAATAATAAGTCTATTACTTTCAAAATTTTGTTTATCATTAACACCTATTCTCTTAAAAATTAATGGCAACAAAAAAATTATAACAGCATACAAAATACAAAATAAAGCAACAATTAAGTTTTTATTATTTATTGCTCCCATTAAACCTAATATTAAAAAAAATAATGCTATTAATCTTCTTAAAATATTTGATATATTCTTTTCCATTTTGCAACACCTCTTTTCAATAAATATAAATCTTTTTAAAACATTTATCAACCATCAATATTCAATTTTCAATGTTCATATATTATTATAATTACCTTCCTATATAAGGCTTAAATTGCACCTGACAGACCAAACAAACATTTTTATCTGCCAGACACACAATTTACTATCTAAAACGATATCACCCGAATTTGATACCATTTTATGTTATTTAGCCCTATGTATTAAATGATTTATACGCCATAAAGAAATATCGATTTCATTGGCAATTATGCTGCTTTTTCCACTCTGAAAAGTCCGTAATATTGGGCTTTTCGTGTTTGTTGTATAGTGTAATATGAAATTCCTGCAACTCTTCAAGCAAAAATACATCTTTCGCAGCCGCTGGCGTTACACTTTCACATTCAGATGCACTTATGCTCATATCTGATAATGATATATCTGTTACTTTATATAACTTATCTAATACTTTTATAAATTTTATATGTGTTATATTTGTTATTATTATCACCTTACCTTTTACTCTGAAAATACTTTCATATCTTTTACATCAGTCAAGTAATATTCATTTTCAACATCAACAACCTTATCAATAAATAATGTACTGACCGCATCTGGTCTTATCATTTTAATAAGAAGCTCTATAGATACTGAAAATTTAATTGTTTCCAAGTCACAACCAATTACATCATATTCATAATCTTCTATTTCTGTAACTGGAAGATTCTCAATGCACCATAGCATATTTTCAATGACTGTATGCTCTTGAAAATTTCTATCTATTCCGCTCTGAGAAAGATTAATCTCTATCTCTTCTGGACTGTTAGAATCAAAGTCACAATATGGTAGTATTAAATCTCCATTACTATTTGTATATAGATTGTCCCATTGTTCATAATCTCCATAATTTGTTATTCCATAGAATATTCCTTTACCAACAACAAATACATCTAAGTTCATCCTACCATCACACTTAATAGATGTAAGCACCTGCACATCTAATCCAAATGATCTTATCTTTTCTATATCAAACTCATCTGTCTTATGAAATGTATAATCAACCATTTTAATATATCCGGTATTTCTTTCAGAATTTCGCATCAATTCTTTAAGTGCTTTGTTCATCTCTTCTGGTAATTCATATGTCGTTATATATTCCTCTATAGACTTACAGCCTTTCATATCTGCTAGTTGCTGCAACATACTTCTTCCAAGCAGCATCTTGAATGGCTGGAAACTTATAACAGAATCAGTTTTTGCCCTTAGTGATTCTATCTTTGTCATCTCTAACTGCCCTTGTTTTTCCATAGCAGTAGAATCGTATGATAATAGCTTATTGAATTCTGTTTCTAAAATACAATCACCACAAGAAGGTATCTTCTCTATAATATCAGAATGTGATTGCTTAAAATCTGCCATCTTCATATTAAATACTTTTGCAACATCTGATACCTTCAGATATACATTATTATTATGAATCACTTTTGTATTAAACTTTATTATCTTATTTGCCATTATTAAAATCTCCTTCACATATCTACTGCATCAGGCTCACCCCAAATGTCTTCATTATAGTTATTATCTCTTGATATAACAGCTTTACTTTTTTTCTTTTCTATATAATCTACTATACAAGGAATATCATTAAATATATTTTCATCTCTAATCTTTTTCATTAGTTTCTTTTGATAATCAGATCCCGGAATTGCACCTTTTATTTCCTTATTAATAAGCTTATTATCATGATGAATCTGCTTATATATCTCAATCAATTCATTACTAGAATATTGTTTTGAATATCTATCAAAATGCCAACGTAAATTATTGTATTTTGCGGATATACTACGCTTAACATTAGCTTTTTCTGATTGAACTATCTTTTCAGTTATTCCACATGTCTTCTCATAATTCTTGGCAAAAATAATAATATCTTCCTTATCTTTATATCTGCCATAATGATTAGAAAAGCTTTTAAATTGTCCTGTGTTAATATCTCTTTTCAGCTCAGTGTGCTTATACACATAAAGCAACTTATTGGAAACTAGAATCTTGTTATAATTCAATAATGTATTTCCATCTATCCTACTTTTTTGACATAAATACTCCTGTGACATAAACCCAACATAATCTGTTTTTGCTGTAAATGCGTCTTTATATATGCCTTTTGTCTTATTAATAGTTCTCATACATACAACAAAATATCTAAGCAACTTTAATTTATCTATCTTGTTATCAAGATTTAAAATAGCTCGAACTTCATCATTGTATACAATCGTATAATACTTACCTTTGCCAGTAGTAAAATCCGAAGTAAAATATAAGCCACTGAGATTAACTATAAATTCACTAGCAGAAACTTTATCATCAATCAATATTAAGTTTTTATTAACAAGGGATTCAAAAGCAGACTTGACTTTTTTATAAAGAGAACGCTTAAAGCTAAAATTTCCAACTAATTCATATAATATCATATTGTATGTAATATACTGCTTATTCCTACTTGATTGATAAATGGATTTTAAAGCAATGTATACACATAATTCTTCATCTGATATTTGCATATCATCTATAATATCGTTGTTTAAATAAATCTCCAAATATTTTCTCCTTTAACATTAAAATACAATATTAAATAATCAATCATTAAACAATAAAAGAATTAATTACAGAGTACTGCTTTGCAGTACGTTAATTATCTTTTATATTACTTATTTATTTTATATTACTTATATGACTCTAAGTTACGACATTTTTATGTCGTATTTTCAGTGTTGCACTATAGTGTAAATGTCATCAAAATGTCGTATTTTCAGATACGGTTTTTCTCAACACTTTGTGTATCTTCATACTCTAATAACTTTATTGTGTCAAAGTACTTCCTGTTTGCCCTGAATACTACAAATACACTACCTGAATTATTATTAGTTCCTACTCCTATAGGGACTATACCCTTCTTAAATAGTCTATTGCACTGTTCTATGTCATAGTTATATACTGGCTTACTGTCAATCGTTCTTTGCAATACTTCTTTGCCTCCTATCTAATCAGTTATAGGCATAATGCCATTTCTGACACTATGTCTGTCTATCCGTACTCTTCAATTTACCAGCATCATCACTGGCACTATTTAATCATTTATAAGGAAGATGCTGCCATTTATCATTTACATCAATGGTTAGCTTGCTACCTTCACCGCAAACATATCTATACATTCTCTGTTTCATTTATTGGGTATACAGCATTTCGCCATACACCTCTATGTTTTTAATGTGACAGAAGCTTATGTCTGTCAGGACTTCCATCTATTAATACTATTCTCTGTTATGAAAATAGATTAATTACATCTTGTTATGCCTATTTTAAAGCCTTTTTCATATGGTCCGTAAAAATAAGACCTATTTACTGCTTCTGTACTAACTGCAAAATAAATTCTTTAAATCCATTTACACCAATTTCTTCAAGTGCTTTATAGAGTAAATCAATATTAGAATTGTCATTTTTTCCTATAAGTTCAGCAAGAATATCTTTGCCTGTACAACATTCATATTCCATATTAGCTAGTTCTTTATTCATAGCCTCATACTTATCCGCATAAACATCATAAAATCCATCATATATAGTATCAAACAGGCTTTCTCTATATTGTGGTTTAGAGTTAATCCAACTTAAAACATATTCTGGATCATTACCATCTAAGCACTCGTACAAGTCACTATTAGGGTTGAATACCTTTGTTATAAGATATTCTTCATTGTCGCTTATACCTTGCTCCTTAATGATTTTAAAAATACTTTCCTTGCACCATTCACCATATTCCGGATATTTAACTTTCTGTGAATATTCATCACATAGTTTCCTATATTTTTCATAGCTATTATCCAATTTATCATTATGTACATTATTATTTAATGTAGAATTTTTACTTATTGATAAATCGCATCCTAATGCTACACCTGTAATAATTCTTGCATCCCACTCTGCTATATCTAAGAAAGATTCACTATTATTATCTGTGTGATAGAAAAGCTGTGCTTCATCTGCTACTGGAATATTATTTTCATACTTAACAACCGAATACATACAACCTGCATTAATATCAGGCATATTCTTACTCTTACATATATTTATAAGTTGTTGTTCCATTAATTCATCATAATTAAACTCTTCAAATTCACTTAACACTTCATATCTAGCAGCTAATACCTCATTACCTTTTGTTTTTACATCATAAATTCTTAAAAACTTATACATATATAATCCTCCTTGTTTATTAAAGGTAGCGAGATAAGCAATCGCTTGTAATTCTCTTTATCAATCAAACTGACTGACCTCATTTATAATATTCTCTCTTTAATTTTTACTTTTTAGCATTTTGTTTCATCTTATCTTTGTACCAATGAATGCTGCCATCTTTATTCAACGGGACTTCAATACGTTGTCCGTCTTTAAACTCTAAGACCTGTGATAGCTTGTCACCATCTAACTTTAAAAACTTCTTTGCCATAGTAAGTCTTCTTATTCTATAAACCCTACTATTATATTCTTTCAATAACTGCCCTAACTCTTTAAGTTCCATATTATTAAACCTGTTCCTTCCTTATGTATGCACCTATATACATTCTCTATGTCATATACCTACTTATTAATACCTGCAAGTAATCTATCTCTCATAGACATTTGTGGTTTATCATCCTGCTTCTCTTTAACATTATTACTTGCTGATATAAAATTAATATTCTTATCCATTTTAAGGTCGTCATCTTCAAGAATCTTTTTTACACGTTCCTGCTCTGCCTTAATAGAATTCTGTAAGTTTTCTATATATGTTTTTGGCATTGATAAACCTGCTAAGTACAATACTGTTTCTTCTGTATTTCCATATCCAGTAAATGTATCTATGCCTTCACCAACAATATCTGTTAATTCATCTACCGATATGACTTCCTTACTGTCTGACTGTGACAAACCAATATATTTAACCTTCTTATTACCTTCCAGCTTTGGATATATACCATTATTAATAGAAGAAACTAATTCATCCTTACCACCTTGTGTTATTCTATGTATAGCAGCCACACCAGATGTTTCTAATAATGTCTTCTGCTCCGCTATATCAATAACACCTCTTATAGATGAGTAATTTGCTACATTTATAAATGAATCGAATAAATTAGCAAAGCTTCTATTAATAGATAACTTATCTTCTCTCTGGTTGTTATCTAATATGAAGATTGAACCCAAGCTGTTCTTTGCCTCCACAATCTCTGTTAATGCTTCATAGGCATTTATTCTTGCTTGTAGTGATTCATTCATACTAGGAAGTATTACAACAAGACATACTATCTTATCTGGATTTTCAGCTATTACAGATGATAAAAATGTTCCTAAACCTGCGCCTGTACCCCCACCAAGTGAGTACACTACAAATATATATTTCTCTGGTATCCGTTCATCTATCACACCAAGAACTTCTTCTATAGATTCTGAAAGAACCTTCTTAGCTTTCTTCCTATTCTTAGAAGCTCCCTCACCATTAGGTATATGATACTTATTAGGACTGCTTATAAGGTCTAAATCCTGCTTTGCAAGGTTTATGTAATATGTCTTATATCCCTTCTTTTCAAGCATCTGAGTAACATTTGCTCCCGCTTGTCCGATTCCTAAAAATCTAATACTATTCTTTAATTCATCATTCTTCATCACTTAAAAGTACCTCCAATATTTTCTTACCATTTGCAGTTATGTAATACATATCAGCTTTATTAGTTTTCATCTGAGTTGCTACATATCCTATATCACGCATAGCCCATATCTTACGTGAGATGGTTATTTGTGAATACTTTCTGTCATTAGACTTATTAACCTCCTCTGTAAGTTCCTTTAAGGTTAAGCCAGTACCTGGTGCAGTAGCTCTCATACTTTGCATAATTGACAGCATTAATAACTGAAGCTTATCAATATCAACCATGATATACCTCTTTTCATATTCAGTTCTGTAACTTATCTCTTCATCACTCTTCAAAAATAAAAGGCTCTTAACCGCCTAAATATTCATTCTCTATTCAGTTATCATAAAATTAAAATCATATATTACATCACTCTCCTGCTGTCGAACTTTTGTTCTATTATATATATAGGACACGGCTGCTCGAATACTCCATTGTTTTTGTTACTTTTTTATAATTGGAATTATTGGGTGAAAATACCCAGCGACTTTAAAAAATGATAGTTGAATTTCTTAACATCATCTGCTATAATATGAACTGCTAAATTACATAGGGCAGATGTTAAAGTCTGTACCAATTACATATCATATTGAGTACGCCAATACTCTTTATGAAGATTTTTCAAGAAGTGACTATCGCCAAATAGTTGCTTCTTTTTCTTTTGTGAGATTATAATATCACCATTATATACCATTGTCAATGTATTTTCACCATTTTCACCATTTTGTTTTGATTGATTTTTGGTGAAATATTATGTATAATTAACGAATAGAAATGAGGTGATTTTATGCTACCATCTAAATTAAAATTATCAAAAGAATTAGCAGGTAAACTCCGTGAAATCAGATTAAATAATCCTGTTAATGGTGAAATACTAACAGCTGAAAATTTATCAAAATCAATCGGTAATAATCGTGCATGGATGTCTCAAATAGAAAGTAGACGCTTAAAAAATATAAAACGTGAGGATATAATAAAGATATATAGGTTGTTATTTAATATTGATTCTAATGACAGAGCCGAAGAAAAAGCAGAATTGGATTTACTAAAATATCTTAAAGATTCTTCATCACACAATATGTTTTTTTCTTACAAACCACATTTTGAGGAAAACGAAACTAACTTATATTCTGCACAACCTTTTAATAATTCAGATAAGTTAATTGACAAAGCCACAATGAAAAAAGTATGTTCTGATTTTACAAAACAATGTAAAAATATAACATTAAATTTATCCGATTATTTTAATACTCTTAGTGATAATGAAAAAATTCTTGCAAATTTTTATATTAGTAGGCTAAATAGAAATATAATTGATGATCCAACAAATTCACTCAAAATCATCGCATCACTACCTTTAGCAAATTATCAATATGCTTCAGCAGAGGGGAAAAATATACTCGATAAAAAAATTAACGATTTACAATGTGAATTAGAAAAATTAGATTTTGATAAATATGTATCTATATATAATGATAATGTTAGTTATTATTTAAATTTGTTTGATCAACATAAATATAACTCTATTGCAGAAAGTAACTTATCTAATTTATTTTATCAACTAATTAATTTACTTAATAAATATGATTCAAAACTAAATGGTAAAGAAAAAATACAATATATAAATAATTATATTCGTATAATTAATTTATATTCCTTGAAAGCTAATAATGCTCTTAATATATCAGAATTAACAATAAATTCAAATATTGATGTTATAAAATCTACTTTAGATTATATTCAAATATATGTAAATGGCTTAGATTCTAACAATTATTTTTTAAACAAAATATCTGATTTATTGTAGCTATTATCTCTATATATTATGAATAATTTTTTTATTAATTACAAAGCCATCAGAAAAATAAATCTTTGGTGGCTTTTATATGGTTATAACTGCGTAAAATTGAACTTTTTTATTTTCGTTCTGTAATTCCTTATAACCAGCACTAATAGAGGTTTTGCCTGATAGTACACGCTGCTTTAAATCTTCGTTATCTGAATTAAGAACTTTTGCACCCATCTTATATGTAGTTGGTTTAACACCTGCTATATCTGCAAGCTTCTTATTTGTTGATTTAAATTCTCGATTGGTCAAATTTGACTTGTCGGCAGTTTGATTCTGTTTTAAATTATTTAATGAATTCTCTTTTGCTTGCTTTTCATAAATAGGTCGATACTTTTCAGCCACAGCAATTCTTTGAATAGGAGATAAGTTGCGTCTGCCAAGTTGTGTGTTGATCATCCATTCCATAACATCGGACTTGGTTGCATTATAGCAAGGGCAGTAGTCGGCATAACTATTCCAGTATCAACAATTCATCCAACTCAGGTATCATATCAGCAAGCATCTTGTAATTCTGAAGAGTATCTAATGATATACCCATTTGTGCTGCAAGGTCAGATTGAGAGGATACCGAAGAATTCGGCAAGCTAAACTGATTATTACCTTTTTCAATTCCATATAGTCTCTCTAGCTCTTTAATTCGTTTACATACCTTTTTAGCAGATCCACCAATTTCGCCACGTCTACGAATATTAGATTCAAGTATCTTCCATCCACACCATATATATTTTTCCATCATTCCGAACAAATATCATTTTCACTATATAAATCAATACAATTCCCTTATTTCTCATAGTAAATTCAAAATCAAAACGACATTGTTTTGAATTACACCAGAATATAGTATTATACTATTAGTATAACCTCATTTGCATACATTCTCACCGAATCAAATACCGAACTCAATATATGAAGAAAGACGACACTGCCTAAACAGTATCGCCCTTCAACAACAAATCAATATTTTTTTAAGAGAGGTAATCTCCTCTATATCAAAAAGGATTGCTCCTTATGATACCTTGATAATATAACATAATATTTCCAATTATTCCACTACATTTTAGTAGCAAACTTAAACATTTCTAATGTATCATATAAATCTATTACTTTATTTATCTGGCTTTCTGTGAATCCTTCATTTCTAAGATAGTCTCTTATCTTCTCTTTAATCTTGTCTTCTATATTAGAAATATTCTCTTCAACTCTTTTCTTCCTATTAATAATAGGTGTTGCATCTATAACATTCATATACCCTATATCTCCTTACTATCCATTATTTTTCTTAAATGCTGTATATCGCTTTCTATCCAATAGACTATACCATTTATTTCCACTGGCTTATTATGTTCGCAAGCGTACAATAATTTACTCTGCATTATGCTTATTCCTAACTTAACACCATTGTTAAATATTTCTTGATTATCTGCTACCATATATAAATCTCCTATTCTGCTATAATTTAGGTTTATTGCTTTTCCTTATCTGGATCAATCTCTCTTACATATCTATAGAAAGTACTTTTAGATATGCCCTGTAATTTTGTAAACTGTACAACTGACATACTACCATAGTCGCCAGCTTTAAATTTGTTGTATTCCTTAATAAAATCTTTTGGAACTCCTGTGGCTGGTCTGCCTAGCTTTTTACCCTTACTTCTAGCTACATTCAAACCTTGCATTACTCTGTCATGTATTTTCTCTTTTTCCTGCTGTGCTATATGAGCTTTCAAGGTAACGAAAATATCAACTATCATTTTTGATAGGCTGTCATCATTCATCTTCTGCCAGTCATTAAGAAAAGGAACATCTAAAGCAACAACTCTTATTCCCTTTGATTGCAAGTCCTTTATTTCAATTATGACATCATCTGCATTTCTACCTAACCTATCTATGTCAGTTACAATTACAGTGTCGCCACTTCTTAATTGATTTTTCATATTATGATATTCAGGTCTGTTGTCTGCTTTAGTTCCACCAGTAATAATATCTGAATAAAAATCATCAATCTTGAACTTGTTAGCAACTGCATATTCAATTAGTGTCTGCTGCTGTCTATCTGTCTTTTGTGTTTTATGATTCGTTGATATTCTCATATAGCAAAATATCTTATTTTCCATAACCCTCCCATAAAACCATAACTTATTTATGGCACTATTTTTAGATACATTAACATCTTAAAATAATATCCATATAGTAGTATCATTAAACAAATGTTTTTTGACACTACTTAAACATAAAAATCCATTGTCATTATTGACAACTTATCTTACAATTTATATATAGGACATTCGTGTACGATTACTCCACACATTTTATGAAAAGAGGTGAATATAATTAATATTGAGATACATAAGCAGAATCGCTTAAAAGATTTTTTACATAAGATACACTATAATATAGAAGAAACTGCCTTTAAATTATTTGATAGGATACCTGAGAAATATATTCCAGCTTGTCTTATAAAATGGATGGAACACTATACAGATAAACGCTTATCAGAATTAAAGCAGCAGATTATCCGTAGCAACTGGCAGACAATAGAATTTGAAAAAGTTGTTAACAATATCCATACTAAACAGCAGGGTTAAATATAAGAGATATTTCTTCTATATATAATATAGTCGATTTATCTCTTTTTGATTGAACACCCGTTCTATTTATGTTATACTGCTATTGTATAGTTGAAAAGAAAGTAGGATGTGATTTTCCGATTGTTAGATGCCCTCAAGTTTACAAAGGAGGGTGATGCCCATGAACACGATGGAAGTATTAACTCTGTTGCTAGTAATATTTGCGGCTCTGTCTTACATAGATAATCATAATAAAAAGAAATAGCATCCTCTACGGCTCAATGTGAAGGACGCTATTTCTTTATAGTTTTATTTTACTGAGGGCAAATCGGAGTCATATCCGATTTACTTTCTGATTAGATTATACAATAGGGTGCTTGAAAAATCAAGTACCCTTCTTTATTAGTTGTATTTATCAGCTTTAAACTTCTTATGAAATTGTTATTTCAAATTTGCAGATTATTCATCCTCATTTTGCTTAATATGCTTGTTTTGCTTATTTTGTTCCCTTACAGTCATAATATCTATTCCCATATCTTTTTCCAGTAATGAAATAACTAATTGATTTACACTCATACCTTTTGACTTTGCATGAGCCTTAATAGGTTCAAGATATTCCTCTGGCACTCTCAATTTTATGTCTTTAATCTTTTCCATATATTTTTTCAAGCTGTCTTTCTGTTCATCTGTAGCCTTTGCCAACATTATGCCCTCTCTTTCCCTATATATGAATACATACCACATATAATAATAATCTACTTGATACATATTCATATATAGTATATCACAAAAAATTGTGATTTCCATTATATTATTCTAAAATAATCTTGTTTAATAAAATATATGTAAGTTTCTTAAGTAATTTATTTTTACAGTGTTTATCCATCTGACATATAAGTATATTTTTTATACTTTCCAGGAAGTCATCTGGAAGACAACTCCCTTTCATAGTATTACACTTTTTGCACACACAAGCCAAATTAGATACATCATCTACCCCTCCCTTTCCAAGAGGGTGTATATGGTCAATGGTAAAATCATCTATAAGAAGATTCTTTCCACACAATTCACATTTTCCATTAGCTCTCATATAAATCATTCTTCTTGTACTCTTAGAATATACTTTCCTTTTTATTTTATTATTCCTACGTCTTCTCCATACCACTTTATGAGTTTCAGTGTCATATACATAATATCCAGCCGTTTTCTGTGGTGCTTTAAAAAGATACTCAACCGCCTCGTCTACTGTTGCATAATCTATTGCTTGTGATATATCTGTCGTCTTTCTATGTCTTCCATTTGCATTGTAATATATATAATATTTTCCGTTTGTTATTACTATTGCCATATCTATACCTCTTTATCTTTCCAGAGGATAGCTATATTTCAAGCTATCCTCATATCTTATTTTTATCGTTCATCTGGGAAGCAAACTGTTGTTACATTATCCCCTGGTGTTTCTGATATTCTATTTGTTATAATCCATACTTTACCCTTAGAAGTATTGTAAGCAGCTAAAAGGTATAAATCTTCTGGATAATTAAGTGCGTTATCATTAAACTGTTTATCTTCACTATCTAAGTCGCCCCAATCCTTATTAGCATACCTTTTTAGTGCATCAGCTATCTCCCCTGCAAATACTGTTTCTGCTGCCATATAGCTATTAATTGACTTTGTAACTACTATCTGACCCATATTAAAAAATTCTGACTTTAACATATTTCTTTCATCCTTCCTTTAAAATAATCCTAATACACAAGCCAATTTATACAGCGGATTCCTTGCAAGCTTTCTTTTACGTTCTGCCATCTGTCTTGCTTTATTTTCCATTATATCCATATGCTCCATGCTCTCTTCTGCCTCTAATTATTCTAAAATTAAACATATGTATTTCCTCCGATTCCCTTAATTCAATATATTTTTTGCTACTTTCTTAATCTTTTTCATTTCCGCATAAAATGATGATGAGGCTATCTTCTTTATTCTGCATATATCTGTATTGCTATATCCTGCTATTCTCATTTGTAATATAGCCTTTTGAACATCTGACAGATTCATAAATATTTCCGTTATAAATTCATCATCAATCTGATCCTGTTCTATCGTTCCAATGCCTACTATTTCAAATTGTTTTCCATCTTCATCTGCTACTGCATCCAGACTTATAATATTTTCCGTTGTTCGTTTCTGTCTGCTTTCCGCTTTGAAATAGTCTTTTATTTCCGATTTCATATATAGCCAGGCAATGCAACTAAAGCTGTAATTTTCCTTAATATTTCCATCCTTTATATATGCTTGAACTGCCTTTAAATATCCCATAACAGCAATACTGTAAAAATCTTCTATGTTATACTTATTACTATGTAGAAAGCTGTATACAATATTATGATTTTCCTCTGCGAATTTCCGTTCTATATCTGACATTCTTTCCATAATATAAACGCTCCTTTTTATACTGGAAGATTGCCAACTGCTGACAACCTTCCATTTATTAAGTGATTAGACATTCTGTAATAAAACTCTCTTTATTTCTGCTATGAGCTTATAATATGTACTGGATGATATTTCCAATCTCTTCCTTATTTCCACTCCGCTTTTTCCATCTAATAGCATATTTACAATCTCTTTTGCTTTGTACTGCTCCAATTCTTCCAACAGATTTTGTATAATAACATTATCTATTGCTCTTTCTTCCAGATAGTCTTGTGGTGATACTCCCTTTACCCAGTTAAAAGAATCCTTATCATCTTCCTCACCATTCCTGCAACTCTCAGATGACATAGCATCCAAACTCCATACACCACCTTCAGGACATCTTTTCTGTCTGTTCATATCTCTCCAATAATTGCTTCTTGCGTTGTCAAGCGTTCTAAAAAATATCTGTTCAAATTTGTACTGCTGTAACCTCTTGTATTCGTGATACTTCTTAACAGCCTGTAAATAAGGTATTATAAGAATGTCATACCATTCCTCAAAATCTAACTCATGTATTCTCATATACCTATACATTAAGTTGTGATGTTCCTCTGCGAACCTTTTCTCCTGTTCTGTTAACTGTCTGTTTGTGTAACTTGCGTAACGTATTACCATAATCGGCACCTCTTCTTTCTTATAATATTGATTTATTGTTATGTGGCATTACTGCCGATAGGCAAGTTGTAATTGAATACCACGGCTTGACCGCTTGCCTCATTGTGGTTTACTTGTCTGCTTTTTTCTTATCCTCATACCACTTAACAGAACCGCCTTTAAAGTTTGTTTTAGGCTGTAGTATGGTACTTTTACCAACTTTCTGAACTACTCCGTTTTGGGTAACTGTTGCAAATTGAATTGTCTGTGTTTTCATGCCTGCACCTCCTCAAATACTCCGCTTTTTAACATGTCTGTAAACCAACATTCAAAATCTGGATATTCTTTTTTATCTGCCATATCTCTATATACTTCGTACATCTGCTTTTCTGTAAAAATTCTTCCTTGTAATGGTTCTTCATAAGTCATGTATTTTTTCATTGTCAATCACTCCTATTCTTTAGGGTATCGGGTGGATTGCTCCACCCTTCACCCTGCTGATTGCTTATTATTAGTTGATTCTTAAAGACTGATACCTGCTAACTTTACTAACCTTTGTATAATCATCTTTACTAAGTAACTTCTTTACTTCATCTTTGTTAACTGTCTCACGCTCAACATTTGAAAGTGTAGCCCTGAAAATATTACCGATAAATCTACGGATTGGCTTACCCTTGTTATCAACTGCTTCACATTCTTTTGTTTCATTAAGAAACTCCATAACCTTTGAATTTAAAGTTGTGATGTTGTCCTCTGCTTCCTCCTTGATTCTTTTCCACTCTTGAATCTGCCCCATTGCTTCATTCATTTCTTTAACTGTCATACACATAATCTTGTACCTCCTAAAATATTGATATTTGTTATATACCTCTTTGGTATGGGTACATATTATCATTATATGGGTACATAATCAATAGGCAGAATAGCTAAATATGTACCCTTATTTTTGTATATTTTTATGGGTACATATTTATTGACTTTTATATGTACCCATATTATAATATAATCAACAAATCAATAAGACATTAGTTTTAAGGAGGTTATATAATATGACATATTTTAAAGATGTAAACACACTTGAAGAATTAAGAAAGCAATACAAAGAACTATTAAAGAAGTATCACCCAGACAACCCACAAGGCTCTACAGAAGCAACACAAGATATAAATGCTGAATATGATAAGTTATTCAGATTATTAAAAGATAAGCACGAAAGCAACGCAGAGCAAACAAACAATAAAACATCATATGATGATATGAAATATAACTTTGAAGAGGATGAGAAGTTAAGAGAAGTACTACAAAATATAATACACTTATCAGATATAACAATAGAGGTATGTGGCTCTTGGATGTGGGTATCTGGTAACACATACCCACATAAAGAAGAGTTAAAACAATACGGATTAAAATATGCTTCAAAGAAAAAACAATGGTATTGGCATAGTGAAGCATTTAGAAAGAAGGGTAAGAAAGCTTTATCAATGGATGATATAAGAAACTATTATGGAAGTACTGAAGTACAGACAGAAGCAATAAAAAGAATTAAAGAAGCGTAAAAAAATGGGTGTAGACAATAACAAGCCTACACCCAGAATATAAAAATCTAAAGAAAGCAGAGGTATATATATTATGTTTGAATATCAATTATTATGTGATTATGGTTACGGATGGGAGTATGTTTTATCAGAATACAATATAAATGAAATTGCAGAGCGTGTAAAGGAATATATAGAAAATGCCCCTCAATACCCTTATAGACTTATTAAAAGACTTATAGAAGTATAATTATATAGCATATAACAGAATAGATTATATTATAAAAGAGTGTAGCCGTTATGTGGTTACACTCTTATTTTATGCTGTTTATGTAGCTATTTGATATTACAATATGGAGTGTCGGGGTAGTAAAAACTAATATATGTATGTTATATTCTGTAATAGCATATAGTTGGTTGTTCTATACACTGAGTTAATTTTTAGAGCTTGGATATATTTATCTCATAGCCATTTCCTTAGAAATCACTCTTACAATTATTACAATGCCATTGTTTCTTAACCTTTTGTGAGAATATACCAAACATTGCTACTGATGTTGCTTTTGATACTCCTGATATTTTCTTACAATTTGTTGAATTACAATATGGACAATGAACCTTGTTTAATAACTCCTGTGCCTGGGCGTTGGCTTGGGCGATTTGCTGTGGGGTAAGGTCGGGAATCGCAGGATTGTTTTCTTTAGTTCCATATTGTTTACTTAATTCACACCATAGTTGTTGAGCATCGTCATCTGAACAATTTGTTAATTCTTGAATAAACTTCATTCCTTTTAATGTTTGATTTTGAGCAATTATCACCAACATTTTTGTTGCTTCCGTGCTTTCAATTTGATTATCAAAATAATATTTTGCTTCTTCGTAATTCATAATAAACCCCCTTTTTTGTTTTTATTATATCAGACAACACATAAATACGCAATTAAAGACTGTTGGAGAGTCTGTTAGCGTTATATCAAAACTTGAAGAAGCTTTAAAAGAAATAGACAATATTGGTACTGTTGGTATGCCTAGAATGGCACAGGTAAACAGATTGTTAAAAGAAACTTTTGCTGACTGTTCCATTGAAGCTGCAAAATGGCAATTTCGCAAAGTACATTAAATAAAGAGCAAATAGAATTGATTTTATCCTCAAAAGGTCTTACAGGTAATATTCTTGAAACTACTACCGCTGAACTTGCTAATACTACTGCTACAAATGCCGTAGCTGTTGCCGAGGGTACTGCTACTACTGCCACCATTGCATTAGGTAATGCTTTTAAAGGATTAGGGGCAAAAATTAAAGCATTTGTAGCTGCAAATCAATATCAATTTTTAATTATTGATAATCAGCAAATTCTATTGTATACACCCCTGGCTCTAAATACGTAAGAAATTCATATGTTGTTTCTTTATTTAATTGAGCACCTGATACAGAAATTGGTCTACTATCTACCTGAATTCCATTAGAATCATATATGTAATACATTAAAAGAATTGATGATGTAGCTGTATTTTCAGCATTATATGTCATTTTTATTCTTAATCGTATAGTGTATAAATCTTTTCTATCTGAATATTTCTGTGCTTTATACTCAAATCCTAATACACTTGCTTTCGTTAATATTTGTTTACCTATACCATAATATTTTAAGTCATTTAAAGGTAAAGACTGTGCTGCTTTTAACACATGAACTCTTTCAGTTTTCTTCTCTGTAACATTATTATTACTATTATTTCTTATTGGATTTTCTATCTGTAATATCTCATTTTCATTAACATTATCATTATTTTCTCGATTTACATTATTTTTTTCTATCTGTGTATCTTCTACTTCTATATCTTCCTGTATAGATTCCGTTGAAGTTTCTTCCGTATTTTCTGTAGTAGATTCTGTTGAAGTTTGTTCTATATCTCCTGTAGTAGATCTATCATGTGTTGAAGATTGTAAAATTGTATTTACATTATTATTATTGCTATATTGTATATTTTTTTGCTGCCTATTCCTAGAAAATACAAGTATTAATATTATAAATGCAATAATTACAACACATACTAATGGAATCCAAATATGACTACCAATTATAATATCTTTAAATTTCGATAACCTGCTTGATGTATTACTATTAGTATCTTCTATTTCATCATCTTTGTACTCATCAAGAAATATTTCATCATTACCATTTTCTGTATGAATAGTTGCAGCATTTATAGGATACCCACAATTAGGACATGATGCTGCCTTATCACTAATCTCTTTTCCACATTCAGGACATTTTATTAACGCCATATTCTACCACCCTTTCTTTTGTAAACACGTATCTCATTTATGTTAATACTACTTTATCATACTTTATCCTACTTTTCAATAATAAGTAGTATATGGTGGTATATTAATTACTAAGGTAGGTGATTGAATGAAGCCATTAAAAAATAAAGTAAGTATTACCCTTGATGAAGATGTAATTGAAAGAATTAAGCAACTGGCAGAGAGTGATGATAGGTCATTCAGTCAGTATATAAATATGGTATTAAAAGATTATTTGAATAAAGTAGATAATAATGGGACTGCTGAATAGTAGTCCTTTTATTTTTGATATAGATTTTAGATACATTCCCTCTGATTCAGATTAACAATTGTAATTTGGCAGCAGATATAAAATATATATTAGTTTGATTATCAAACTATGTTTATACACGATAACATTTTATTCCTATAAATCCTCAAAAATGCCACTATTTACCTAGCAATAATGGCATTTATCATATAATTATATAAAGCAGCATCCCCATGCATATATCATATGATATTGATAACATATCTCGATACTCCCTTATCTTACAAATATCGCTTCATTACACACACTTATCTCTATCATATATAGTCACAATGCCCTATTTTATGAGATTATATCATTTTCATCTTTAACTAACGATATAGTATACGATAACGCATATGGGAGGGGGTACACTTAAACCACAGAAATTTAAGTACCTAACATATACAGGGCTACTGTAAAAAATACAGCTTAAAAAAATATCGTCACTACATATTTCATCTACTCATAATCAAAAAGAAGCCAACAATTATAAGTATCAACGCCCCAAGCAATTCATTAAATGCACCAATAATGCTGCACACGACAACTGCAATCAAAAATATTTTTATTCCATTACCGCCACCACCAGATGAACCGCCACTATGCCGACCATAATTATTATCATTCCAACTATATCCTTCACCGCAGCCACATCTTCCTTGCTTGCCATCATGTGGAAAGTGATTACCACCATCATACATAAACGCACCCCCATTATTAAGTGTTCACATTACTTCTATTTGTAATAATTATATCATACTAAACTCAAAAAATCGTAAAAAAATAGGGCATATCAGATAAACTAATATCCAATATGCCCTAATTTCAATCCTCATACGGACTATAAGGACGCACCTCATATTTAATCAATGCATCAAATAATCTGTCTGGTATCTTATCTCTATATCTCAATGCTAATGTTCTAATATCAGATTCCTTGAATAGCTTATATTCTTGAAATGCTTCTTCCTCTGTATTCCAGTAATGCAGCTTAACTTGTTTGTCATGTCCAAATGGTGTAATTCTTGCAAAGAACTTATCTCTTGCTTTATCATAATCGACACCGATAGCATAAACCTTTGCTGATTTATTACGACTTCTCCGCTTTGTAGCACTTGCCAAAGCAGAATTTATAGTCTCAGGTAATATGCAACACTTATCTGGTGCATACTCTTTATTACCTCGACATAATAAGTCCTTATCAACTGCCATGCGCTCACCACAACACTCATAATAATTAGCAGAATACCATTCAGCAAAAGCATCTCTGCTATTCTTCCACTCGTCACACATATAAGCATCATCGTAGCATTGATTCACATACAACGAACTATCACCATTACACCTTGCATAAATACCAGTCCATATAGAATAAGCTGGATTACCCTTGACAGTATTGTAATCGTAATATTCCTGTTCTCTTCCAAGCTCCGCAACTGTTTTAACGTGCTTTCTCAACAACTCATACTCTTCCGCAGATACATAAATCAGATTCTTATAATGGTTGTTATTCATATTCTCGTCTATGTGCCATATTTTACTACATCCTGCCGACTTAATTAAGAAATATTTTGCTACAAGTATCTCCGGTTTTGTTTCTTCATGTATTGCTGTTCCGTCAATATCATATGTTACAATCGTCCAATGCACACTTCTTTCTGGATTACCACTATCCATTTTATGAAAAAAGAATGTCTTATCTTTCCTCATATTGTTCGTAAGTCTGCCATAATTTGAAATCCAGTAATGTTCTGTATCTTCCAACTGTATGAATATTTCATCATCACCAAGTAAATCTATATTATTTTTCTTTGTATCAAGCACTTTATCATCTGATAACTTTATGTAATCTCTAAACTCTTTTCGTTCTAATCTTCTTCTATCTTTGACCTTTATATAAGCCATAATTCCTTTTTCTCCTTTATAAACTGCAAAGAGGCAGCAGAACTAAATCTACCACCTCCAATTATTAGTCAATTTCAATCTTATAATTCAACATACCTTCATACACATAATCTGGCACTTTACCCTTACACTTTTCCGCAAGGTCACATATATAATCAATCTTACCATCTATGAATCCAGTATGTGCTTCTTCTTCTGAATCAAATACACCTATATCCATCTTCTTATTAAGAACTATCATTGATACTGAATATGTACCATCATCATTCTGTTTGATGTTGCCTTCAATTCCTCTATCCTCAAATACTGTATTCAAGAAATGCGTCATAAATGCACAAGTTTCTGGACTATAGATATTACCTTCCTTATAGAGTAAATCTTTGTCTAAATCAACCTTAGTTCCAGGAATATAATGTGCATCAAACCATAGCTTAAAATTCTGGTAGTTTAGCCATTCAATGCCAACTTCCTTATCCATGTAATAAGGTTTTAATTTATGCACAACATCACTATAGCACCTCTGAATCATATTTTTCCACTTTATGTATGAAGCAGCTTTGGAATCAATATTTTCTGTTCCAAGATAACCAACACCCTCATAAGTTCTTTTATTATGCCAAGGTTTCCAATCATCAGGTTTAAACTCTACTGCATTGACAATCTCCATAATCTGTTTATCTGTGATTGCTCCGTCCTGTTCGTGTACTCTCAAAATCTCATTGTATTGTTTATCTGTGACTGGGAATAAATGTTTGTAATAATTATCCTTTATATCATTGTTCTTGTGCCACACCATAGTATTATTTTTCATGTCATAATTGACAACGAACATCTTAATTACAAAGTCACTGGCAGTTACCTTCTCTTTCCTATATCCCCATCTATTCTTAGACTTAAAATAAACATTCCTGTCTAATGTATAGATCAATTCCTTTGTGGCTCTTGAATATACACCTTTGACAAGCTGATATGTTCCATCATTCAATCTTTGAATTATCCTGCCATAATTGGAAGTCCATACAGATTTATAGTCAAATAAACGCACAAATACTTCATCTTTTGCAATATTATCAATACCAGATTCCGACCTATACAAGATTTGAAAATGATATGGTTTCTTATATTTCCTCTGTATCTTCATCGACTTATCTTTATGATATATTTCTAATTCATCTAATAATCTTTGTTGATGACGCTTTTCTCGCATTCCTTTGTTATAGCATTCCTTACATATACACCATATATAATCATGGCTACTTTTAAATTTATCTAATGGAAGTTCCCTCCCACATTTCTTACATATTTTTGTTTTATTATTATCATTAATCATGTTCCTCCTTTTTATCAAATCAGAAGTCAAAAATAAACGTACACTTCATCAAATGCACTTTAATAAACTACCATCTGGCAGCAGACCTATAATATTCTATTTTCATATTGGAAAATATGCTGAATAGCACTAATGATAGGTTCAAATAACCTCACAAGATATTCCTGAACTCTGATACAGACTTTCTTTTATTTCCTACCTGTTGGGAAATATCCATACATTTATTTTCAATCGATGTATGTCTGCCGATTATATATCATTATCACTCTTACTCTTATCATTAAAATAATCACAAGCCTGTTTTAATAATAGCCCAGCCTTAACCTTAAACTGATATCTCTCTGGTATAATCATATCTTCACCAGTAACAACATTTCTTGCTTTCTTAGGCTTTCGTAACTCTGGCTTTATTGAAAAATAATTCTGAAAATTAATCATATTACCATTTTCAAGCTCTTCCATAACAGTATCAAATAATGCCTCTAACACATTATCAACTATCTGCTGTGTATACTTTAAATGATATTTGTTCTTATACAATATTTTATTACCGCCTATAACAATCTTCTTATCACTAAGATTATCAACTATCTTCTTTACCATATCGTGCCTGTTAATCTTCTCCATCTTTTACCTCCTGTTCTATTAGATTCTGGCAAGCTTCATTTAATTTCTTACCTGCTTTAATACCTGCTTTGTAATGTGCTGGAATAGTTACTCTTGACTTATCCATAACATTCTTTACTTCCTTGCTCTTACAATACTTAGGATATATGGTCATATAACCTCTAAGTATAGCTGTATCACCTTCAGATAAAATATCTGCTACAGTATCTAAAAATGCTGTAATACACATATCTGCCATCTCTGGTGATACACTCTGACCGCTGCTTTCAATTCTTTCTACCATTCTTCTTACAATTCCCGGCTTAATAACTTTCTGATTCATTGTCTTAATTCCTTTCTGTGTTCTTATGTCCTAATGAAATAATCATTTCTTATTACGTGCTATATATGGGTTTAAAATCGCTTATATGGAGTAAATACAGCTTTAAATGTATTATGTGAGGATTTTATCAGCTATGTATTTTAAGGCACTAAAATAAGCCCACATACCTGCAATAATGCAAGCATATAGACTTATTTATATGTCTTAATATTCATTTTATGTAATTGGCTTCAGGTGTGCATTTACAAGGCTTTATGTACTGTTTTTACTACTGTCTACTATA